CACGACTGACCATGTTGTTGGTGATAGGAACACGACTGTACCTGACCATGTTGTTGGTGATAGGAACCCAAGGCAAAAAAAAGCCCCATCAGTCACCAAAGGTAACCGACAGGGCTTTATTGTTAAAGGTTATATATTATCAAAATATATAGATTGGCATTATTATTGGAATATAAAATTATGATTGGTAGCTTGATATTAATACTGCTATATCATGATTTAATTTGTTGACCTGTTCCGGTGTTAACGTAGGGATAATTGCCTGTAACGAATTAAGACAAGGTAGAGCCAATACTTGGTGTAATTGCTCAGTTTCTTCGGTCGTTCTTTCTTCTGTTTCTTGTACCTCCTTCTGTTCTTCTTTCTGTTCTTCTTTCTGTTCTTCTTTCAGGGCTTTGGTTTCTTTTGCCTTACTTTGTTTCTCAGCGTTTTCTATATCCTTTAAATCTTTAAAGGTGGCAAATTCCTGTAAAGTTTCAAAAGTATACCCATAGTTTTTGTACAGTCTCCCGATTAAGTTATTCACCTGTTCAATACTTGTATTATAGGGCGTGTCATCATTCACAAAAGACAATGGGTAGTCTTTATAGGTATCAACATTTCTGATTTCCATCTTGCCTGTTTTCTTATTCTTTCTTCGTTGGCTATTGCCGTATTCATTGCCCTTACTGTTACTACTTGAATAAGCAACCCGGTAACCCGATTCACTCATAACCCGTGCGATTATCTTAATCAGATTGTCACCCATAGAGCCGTCAAGCCCTTCGAGATAATCCCATAAGATATTGATGTGTGTGTTAGTGGCAAAATCAATGTTACTAAGTGCGGTATTTGAATCGGTAGTATATTGATTAAGGTCCAATACATTGGATTGTACCGCTTTAATTGTGGCATTAATTCTAACATCAGCGACCTCAGCGACCTCAGCGACCTCAGCGACCTCAGCGACCTCAGCGACCTCAGCGACCTCAGCGACCTCAGCGACCTCAGCGACCTCAGAATGGTGATTCATATAGCCAGCACTATCAATCATATCAGCAACAATTTCTTCTGTTGTTTGATTGTCACCCAAGGAATTAATTTCTTTGTTCTGTTCTTCCCACAAAGACCATAAATCTTTTAAAGCCTTTTTGGCTTTGGGTAATGTTTTATTTTCATTCAAGCAATTCTCATAATCGGAATCATCATAGGTTTCTACCACCCAATGCCCACCATTCTCATAGTTAGATTGTGCGTACTCTTGTAGTTTAGTTGCTCTATCTCTAGTTGTCATAGTCTTACCTCACAAAGTTAGTTGTTCTCTATTCGTTCTCTCAAGCCCTTTTATCTCTGGCTCACAATCATTATCGCAAATCATGCCCTTCAGTGCAAGTCTAACGATATGGGTAAAGTTATATATTATGAAAATATATAGGTTCACTGAGGTTTTAAAACGATAGATATAGTGAATGACAGAAAGACAATGATACTGATTCTCAAATAGAATCCAATGTGAGAGCTATTATAATGTTAAATGATAACCGAATAGGGATAGTATAACCCTATAGAATCCTTATAAATCAACACGTTACAGCATACTAAGAGCAAAATGCTAGTCAGGACCACCTAAAAGAACACGCCCAACCTACACGACCCCCACGGGGGGAATCGGGCATCTAACGGTATTAAAGACCTTCTCAGATTTTTCCTTCAGAATCTTTTTGCTGCTTACACTCGCAATCAGGAGTACAGTAGCACTCTCCTGTAAGACCTTCACTTACCTCACCTGTCTTCTTGTGGAATATCATGTCGTAGTTCTGTCGATACTTATTGGTATTGACCTTGCTCTTAAGGTAATCGCCTGTAATCTCATTTCTTGTTAGTTTACTCATCTCTGATGCTGTATCTCCACCTTTGTGTAGTCCTTGAGGATGTACTCCTTCTGACAATGAGGACAAATTGCCATCTCTTTGCTATAGAATCTAACAAAGCTACCCAACCGACCTTCCCCACAGTCACACTTAAAGTCTCGTATGTCTATGAGGATAGTCTCAGGCTTAGAGGAAGGACTCAAAGCCTACCCTCCAATCCACCAATTGCTGTTTGGTAAGTGCGCCTACTTTGATGTTCACCACTTCCCCATCAGCATCTACCCTGATGAGCGTAGGGACTCCTCTAATTCCGTATCTCTCAGCTATCTCAGCACCCTCTGTGGTGTCTATGTCTACCTCTACGACTTCTGGGAAGACCTCATCTACCAGAGGTTTCATAGTCCTACAGGGACCACACCACTCCGCAAAGAACTTTAGTATCAATCTATTTCTTCCTCTATGGTAGGTGTCGTAGTAGTGCCGATGACGTTGTCTTGTGCATCAAACACGGGGTATATGATTTCGTTCGTACTCTCTATGACTTCGTGAGGTACTGCATTGACTGTGGCAGTTGGTCTTAACTCATCGACCTCAACCTCACTGACTCCTGCATCTAAGGCAGCTACAAACTCTTCTTGAGACATAGAGCAACCGCTTAGTAATGCTGCTGTAAGGATTAATAACAGTACAACCCCTATGACATCCTTGTGGTACTTCTTTACTACTTCCATTCGTTATCCTTATGTTTATATCTATATGTTTATACTTACAGACACTATCCGTACGGTGTCTTATTTGCATAGGTGTCCTTAAGACCCTATAGACCCTCTGTCCTAGTGTATACATAGGGGGGGGCGGTTAGTCCATAGTGTCCATATATTACCCCCCTTATAAGTTATTGATTCGTAAGAGAAATTTAGTTGTGTTTAGCAACACTTACATCCACTTATCTTGGTGTTTTTGACCCTTCCTAGACATTATTCCATCCACGAACTTCTCTAACTCTTGGTCAAGCAGTTGCTCTCTACGGTCATTCATCAACTCCATAGCATCTGAAGCCATCTGTTCTACCCAGTAGTTGACTCCTATAGCCAACACATCGACTCTATCGTCATGCCTTACAGCACCCCTGTCTTTGGTCATACGGGTCATCTGGTACATCAAGGTGTACTGTGGGGCTTGCTCAGGTGGATAGCCCTGTACAGACTCCCAATCCCTCTTCATAGCATCAGAGTCTATGACTAACTTATGTTGGTTCATTACGGGTTCTAGGGTATCCAAGATACGTCTTTCTTTCTGGGTAGAGTGGCGTACCTCCTCCAACGTAACCGGGTGTATCTTGGTCAAGTAAGGTGTGAATAGTTGATTAAACATACCATCCCCAAAGTTACTCTCTACGATAACCTCATTGACCTTATGTTTCTTAGCGATATAAGCTAACTTCTCTAAGGTCTGGGGTTCATACCCACCCTCCTTGATACCACCAAAGTCTGTTACCCACAGGAATCCATTGAGCATCTTTATCACACAATAACTTGTCTCATCCTTACCCCTACCAGAGGGGTCAATAGCCATGACTGAGCCTGTGTATTCAATATAATCCCCTATGGCATCTCCCAACCATAATTTATCACCCCTCAAGCCTAAGTTAGATATGTCTGTGGCTTCTTCCCGACTCTTAACGACTCTCTCTGGGGCTTTCTCACCATCACAGTTCATAATGATTAGGTCAGCTAACTTCAAAGGGTATTTATTAATATCAGACAGAGAAGTATCGAGCATAAACTGCAAACTAAACCCACTACGTCCATAACTTAACTCCCTCTCCACCAAATCATCCTCATCGAACCGCTTAGGGTCTGTAGGTGTCATTACATCCCCACCATCCCTCAACATTGGGGCTAGTCTTTCACCCAATCTGTCCTGTAGGGTTTGCTCAGGGAATCTAGCAGTCCATATTCGGGTGGTGTACCCTCTATTCGGTAACTCTTCATACAGACTCATCTCGGTTTGCGGTGTACCAAGGTATATAACCCTCCCATCAGGTTTAAGAATAGCGTCAAACTCTTTCACGCTCTCCGATAGCTTATCCCTCATGACCTGTGTGGCTGAGTTATTCGGAATCTCAATGTCATCCGCAATAATTAAGTCACCCCTCGACCCTGCAAGCTGCCCTGTGATACCCACAGACTTCACACTTGGTGAGTGTGACGGTGTAGCAGGTGCAACATCAAAAGCAATCTTACTTTGTCTTTGACCGTCCTTAGGTATCAAGTGTTGGAGTAAGGGCATATCGTGAATGAGTCGCTGTGTAAACGTACTGAAGTCATCTGCCCTCACCTTACTCGCACTCACCACAAGAATCTTAATCTCCGGGTTCATCAGTAGCTGATGGCATGCAAATGCAGAGGTGATATAACTCTTACCGACCCCCCGGAATGCTTCCATAACCATCCGTCTTGGACCATGTTGTAAGTAATCCGCCATGTCATATTGGACAGGCGTAGGGGGAGGTAGGTTTAGGTGGTCCCATGTTAACCATAGGAAGTTCTTAAACGACTCTAGTGGGTTCTTTTTCTTCATACAATACATTTCCATTGGTGTATGACTTAAGACCCCCCAGAGAGTCTCTGAGGGGCTTTGTCTTAGTGTCTAGGGATAGCCACTAGCTGTGCATCTAACTCATCTTCCTCATCGAAAGGGAGGGAGTCTAGTAGTCGTGCTAGTGGGTTATCGTTAACAGGAGCAGCTTCAATTCCATTGTCCTTTAGGAATCTAACTGCCACCCCAAGGTCTGCTGATTTAGCTTCCCCTGATTTGATTTTTTCTAGTAGGGTCTGTGCTACAGCAGAGTGTAAAACTAATAAAATATCATCATCCATTATGACCTCTTGGGTTGTTTGGTGCGGTTGGCTTTCTTGGACTTGATGGTGAGGTTACTAGGGGAGTTGTTGGTAGCATTATAATTCTTATGGTCTACTTCCTTACCATCCCCTTTTCTTACTCGCCCGGCTTTAATCATTAACGCTCTAGCCTTATTACGTCCTGCCCTCCGCTTTATCTGTTCGGGTTTAGCGTGGTACTCCCGATATTCCTTTTTGTAATTCCTCGGTGACCTAGCCATCTTCGGTAGGTTTCTTTGCGTCTGCGAACAGCATACCAATGATGCCTGAGCCTGCGATAGTAGCGGCTATAATTTGGTCTGTGAGGGCAGGTTCAATAGTCAAACCTAAGCCCCCAAAGAACATGATGATGCCCCTAACGGTACTAGCTTCGCT